ACACCAGCTCCAACATGAAGGTTGGTTGTAGGAGACGCATTAACAATACCCACCCGATTGTTCGCCGAATCAACCTTCAGCGTCGAGGTATCCACCGTCAGATCGCCGGTGATGGTGGCGGAGGCGAGGGTGGCGGTGGGAGACGTAGCGAGAAGCTGATTTAGCGTGACCTTTTTGGTCGTTCCGCTCGCGGCCATCGACGTATCTGAAACGTCCACCAACACAAGCGGATCGTTCGCGGGATCGGTGCTGGTTCCGATGCTCGTCAGGGCTGTAATCTTGCTGTCAGGCATATGTCAGGAAGTTAGTCGGTGGAGAGTGAGAAAACGATTTTAGAAGTGCCGTCCTCTTGGAGAACGAATGACGCGCCATCCTCTTGGATCATATCTCTCCGCATAGCAGGATATGCGACCTCAATCGCATCATCCGACGTGGAGAGTTGAAGCGAGAGCGCGAGTGTCATTAGGTGGTGGCTCGAGCGAAGTAGGCGATGACCGCACCGCTCGTCAGCGTAAAGCTAGAGATCTTACCCACGATGGTGATGCCAGCGGGAATGGTGGTTCCACTCCACGTTCCGGTGATACCAGTGCCAGCAATGGACGAGATCACGGTCGCGGTGATGGTCTGGATTGCGATGTAACCGCTGGTCTGAGCGGAGGTGCCGGTGACCAGAGTGAAACCCTGATGACCCATCGAATCCTGCGTTGCTACATCGGTCTGGTATGCGGACATTTTGAAATCTGGTTAGAGGGGAGGCCACCGGAACTTTCCAGCAGCCTCCCCAATTTTAACGGTTAACCTTTTCGGACTTTCGGTGCTAAGGCTCCCTGAATGAACAGGACAAGCTTGCCTCCTTCGGGAACGTTCGCAGTGTTGAAGTTGTCGCGCTGGAGAGACGCATCAACTTCGGGACCAGAAACGAGCTTACTCTTGCCGTTCTTGTCCACTGCAATGGTGGTGGCTAGACGCATATCCTTTAGGATTAAGCGGTCACCAGAATCTCGGCTTGGGTCGCATCGCCCACGCCAGCACCGAACATGATGTCGTAGCTCGCGTAGTGGCTGCGGGTGGAGCGGCTGTACCAGACCGACAAGAGCGCGGACAGACCGTTAGAGGTCGTCACAACACGCTGCTCGATGAACTCACCAGCGATCATGCCCACCGGCAGACCGGAAGCGATGGCAATAGCGTCAGGACCGCAGACGAAGCCGACGGTGTTAGAAACCGCGCTAGTCCAGCGGTTGTTCTCAGCGATCAGGTCAAAGCCGAACTTGCCATTCGCCAGCGAGGTCAAGCGACCATCGGGGAAGTAATTCGCGGCACCGGAGAACTGGAGGCGAGCGAGGTGTCCACCGTCGATGATCAAGCTCTTGCTGCGGTAGTTCTTGGCGAGAGCCAAGATCGCGGGGAGGTCCGAGGTGTCGAAGTTGGCAGCGGTGCCAATCGTGACCGGCGAATCATAGTTACCGGCAACCATCAGCGCGGTGACGACATCCGAGATGCCGTTGGCGAACAGGTCAGCAGAACCCTGAGCGAGGTCAGCCAACTGGAAACCCTGATTGAGTTCCTGCTGAGTCAAGCTGAACGACTTGGTGATCTGATTGACCGAGACGGTGGTGGCAGCAAGCGTCGAATCGTCGTTGGTCTCGAAGTTCGAAGTGTTGGTCTGAGCAGCGGAACCGGTCGTGAAACGCTTCACGCGAACCGTAGCGCGGGGGCGGAGGTTATCCAGACCCACGTTGCGGCTGAAACCGTCGAGCATCGCCAGCTTGTTGGCGGCAATGGTGATGACCGCATCAGCGAGGTAATCCACCACCAGCGTCGAGGTGAAGGTGTTGGTGTTCTGCGGAGCGTGAATCTGGTTCTGTCGGATCAGCTCGCTGTGGTTCTCAATCAACCACTTGCGACGATCAGCACCAGCCTTAAACGACTTGTGCTGCTCAAGAAGCGGGTTGCCGAGGTTCTGAATCACGGGTCGCACCGGCTCGGGAGCGGGAGCAGCGGCGGGAGACTTCAACGAAGCTTCCAGAGCGGAGAGCTTGGCCATAATCGAAGCAAGATCGACGGAAGCAGCAGGAGCCGCAGCCGCCACAGTAGTAGTGTCAGACATGGTTGTGTCGGTGTTGTTGTGTGTTGGTTGCGGCGTGTTGGTCACGCCAGCCTCGCCTCCAGCGTTGGTGCTGTTGGTCGAAATCTTATCGTCTGGGGAATCATCTTCCTCCAGTTCTTCACGCTCCAACTGAGCGTAGAGAGCGCGGAACCAGTCGCGGCCAGCCGCACCACCCCAAAGGTTGGCAGCGACATCGGCGGGAGTATTAGGCTCTGCTTCCAAGAATCGCTCATTGCGACCCCACCAAGCATTAGCCTTCTCGACTTTATCTTCGGTTGGCTGCTCTCCAGCCACCAGAGACTCAGCCTCAAGAACGGTCTGCTTTTCCAGACCTTCACCAGCAAGACCTTCAGCATACTGCTCAAGACCTCGGCGGAGATTGTTTTTGACCGTCTCGGGAGCGGTCTTGGTAACAGCGCGAGGGTGCCACTTCGCAGCCATCGCAAGCTGTTTGATCGGCTTGTCTACCAGACCGAAAGCCAAAGCTTCAGCGGTGGTGAACCAAGTCTCAGCCTTCATCGCAGCGCGGATAGACTCGGGAGACTTGCCGGTCTTCTTGGCGTAGACTCCAACCAGCACTTCAGCGTGTTGATCAAGAGCATCAGCCATCTTCCGCATATCCTCGGAAGTGCCAGAAGCCATTCCGCTCGGATCATGAATCATCATCAGAGCGGCATCAGCCATCTCGACGCGATCACCGGCAAGAGCAATGATTGAAGCAATCGAAGCCGCAATGCCAACCACTCGGGTCGTCACCGGAGCTTTGCGACCGCGAAGCTGATTGTAGATGCTGAGACCGTCCCAGACGTTGCCACCGGGAGAGTTGATCTCAATCAAGAGCGGACCATTTCCAATCTCATTGAGAACGTCCGAGAATTGTTTGGCAGACAGACCGCTGCCACCATACCAATCCTCACCGATCTGATCGAAGATCTGGATGGTCGAAGTCTCACCGGCAGCGTTTGCCGGTGCGTAATAGAGCCAATCTGATTTCTTGGTGAAGCTCATTCGGTTTTCTTGGCTCTCGGCTTACGTTGCTTTTTGACTGAGGCCGTCACTTCGCTTTGTTCTACAACAAGCGGTTGTGATCCACCTTCAGACGGAGCAACTGGCGACGGAGATTCAGAAGAATCATCTTCAATGTCAATAGTAGGTGCAGCACTAGCCGCAGGACGTTCTTTCTGAATCACCGAAATCTCAGAGACATCAACGCCGTATTTGTCAGCGAGTTGACGCACAAACAAAGCTTGTTGAGCTTTAGCCTCAAGAGCAGAACGCCAATCAAGTCCACGCGCACCGTAGACTTCATCGTAAGTCACAACACCGGCTTCAAGCTCTGCGAGTTGAGCCGCAGAGTTACGACCAACGTCAACATTGGGCGAGCGCGGAGCAGTGATTGATACTTCGTACCAGTCAGACGGAGCATCATTAAGAGTCGGATCGCTCTTGATCGCATACTCCATAACGTATTCGTAAATACGACGAGCAGCAGAAGCCATCACCTGATGACGCGAGCGGAACCAGACAGCGGACATATCTAACGCGCCGCGATAGACAGTTCCCTGCATCGACTCGGGATAAACAAGAACATAAGGAATACCAACACCAGCACAGACTTTTTCTGTCAGTTGCCGCCAGTATTCCCGCATATTGACACCGGGACGCTCTGTAGCGAACTGCTCGAAAGTGTCGCCGTTCTTAAGAACTTTAACTGAAGAACCGAACACCTGCTCGTAATACGTCTCGGCAGTGTTAGGTGTAACGTTCGCTCCAATGCCAGCGCGGAGACTAGAAGCTTGGATCTCACCGCTTACGGTCTTAACGATCTGAGCGACGGAAGCTCCAAGCTTGCAAGCTTCCATCTCAAGCTTCTGGAGGTCGTCGAGGTCGTGGAGATCATTGATAACCGCACTGACAAACGGCAGTCCGCGAAGCTGTGCAGGACGGTTAGGCTCGAAAATGTGGACAACTGAATCCGCAGGAATTGAGCGAACATCGACCAGATTTCCCTGCGTCTTCTCGGAACCAATGAAG